TGTGTATCGTTCTGATGGTTCTGGTACTACCAAAGGTTTCACCAACTCTCTGTCTGCTTTCTCTCCCGAATGGAAAGAGAAAGTTGGAACTGGTAAGGCAGTCTCTTGGAAGACTGGTGTAGGTGCCAAAGGTAACTCTGGTGTTGCCGCACAAATCAAACAGATGGATGGTGCTATCGGTTACCTGAACTATGGTTATGTTTCTGGTGGTAAGTTTCAACAAGTTGCCTTAGAAAATAAGGATGGTAACTATGTCACCGCTTCTGCTGAAACATCTGCGGCAGGTCTTTCTAAGATCGTTCTTGATGATCAGTTGCGTGGTGCTGATGCTAACCCCTCAGGTGAAAATGCTTATCCTATCGTCTCCCTGACTTGGATTCTTGCTTATCCCGAGTCTCCTAAGAATGCTGCCGTGAAGGATACTCTTCGTTATATGTTGAGTGAGGAAGCACAAAGCAAGTCTGATAGTCTTGGTTATGTGCCTCTTCCAGAGGACCTGAGACAGAAAGCACTTGCTGCTGTTGATACTCTAAAATGATTGTGATATAATATTGGGGTCTTCGGACCCCTTTTTTTATGACTGTACCATTTTTTATTGAAGAACCTATCACCTGGAAAAAAGTTGAGGTTCCACAAGACATTATTAAATACTGCGACATGTATACCCTTGACGCGGATCGTGAAGACCTCCGCTATATTGATTGTGTGTGGATGCATATGGGATATTATGGAGTACCAAAGCATGTTATGAAAGCCGTTCGTGAAGAATGGAATCCTTCTGTAGTACCAGTCTTTGATTGAGTATTGGTTTCAACACAAAACCTTGACAAAAGTTTACAATTGCTATATAATTCTGTAGTAATTCTTTACAAAAGGAAATGACTGTAACTACTAATGAGTACGGGCAGCAAAATATGTTTGCCAAAGAGCCCGTAATGTATTATGAAAACTATGGGATGCTGACTCCCAACATGGTAAAGGAGCGCACTAATGGACGTTGGGCAATGGTCGGTATTGTTGCTGGCTTTGCTTCTTACGCTCTTACTGGTAATCTCTATTTTGGTATCTTCTGAGGGATTGACAATGGCTTCAATTTTGTTTACAATAACTAGCGTCGCCTTTTTCGTATTACTGGCACACTCTGTAAATCAATTATCCGAAACTTACTAATGGCTTTTAATATTACTCTTCGCTCTCCTGATGGCACTGAACAAACTATTCAGTGTGCTGATGATCAATACATTCTGGATGCAGCAGATGAGGCTGGTATTGACTTGAACTATTCCTGTCGTGCTGGTGCTTGTTCTTCTTGTGCTGGTAAGATTGTGAGTGGTTCTGTTGATCAGGGTGATCAGTCATTCTTGGATGATGATCAAATTGATGCAGGTTTTGTTCTGACTTGTGTTGCATATCCCACTTCCGATCTTGTCATTGAAACTGAAAAGGAAGAGGAGTTGTACTGATGACTAGAGTTCCTGAAATGTTTTTCCATACCCGTGAAGATGGGTCATGGGTACACCAATCAACTGATTATCTTTTTGGTGGAAAGCGTGTGGTTGTATTTGCACTTCCTGGTGCCTTCACTCCTACCTGCTCTACCTATCAACTTCCTGGTTATGAAGAGAAGTATGATGAGTTTAAAGAACTTGGTATTGATGAAATCTATTGCCTTTCTGTAAACGATTCTTTCGTTATGAATGCTTGGTTCAAAGATCAAGGCATTGAAAAAGTAAAACCAATTCCTGATGGAAGTGGTGAGTTTACTTACGCAATGGGAATGTCGGTCAACAAAGCAAATCTTGGTTTTGGTTTCCGTTCCTGGCGCTATGCAATGGTTGTAAACGATGGTGAGATTGAACAATTATTTGAAGAACCTGGAAAGGTTGGTAATTGTCCAGTTGATCCTTATGAAGTCAGTGATCCTGACACAGTTATTTCTTATCTCAAAACTTACGCAAAAAAGGAGACAGAACAATGAATGAAAAAGCAGAACGCATTAATGGTTGGGCAGCAATGATCGGCATCATTGCCGCTATGGGATCCTATGCTGCAACTGGTCAGATCATTCCTGGAGTATGGTGATGTTATTGTTTGCTATCATTTTACTGGGAACCTATTTCTTTATTATGGCTCTTGGTAATAATGATACAGACGATGATGATGATCAGGGTGGTGGTATGCTACAACCAGCATACATCCCAAATTCTTGACAAGTACTGATAATTCATATAACATAGGGGGAAGGTGCAGAACTTTCCCCCCTTTTAATATATACCTTTGTGCCAAACAAGTGCGATTTGATTTGGATGTAGATTTCAATTAATTTTAATGCTAAAACGTTTAACATTTCTATCACTTCTAGGCATCATTCCTGCTGCCTGTGCCTATCCCTCAATTAGTGAGATTGCAGCACCACCACAGATTGCTTCTGTGGATGTAAAAGTTGATCACGGAAAGGCAATCCCTATTGAAGTGGTAGAAAAAACTTGGAAGTGTCCTGGATGTAATGATAACGAAAAGTATGTCCTTGAACAACTCCAAGCAAAAACAAAAATTACTGATCGTAATGCTCTTGCAACGATCATGGGAAACATTAAGTCAGAGAGCAACTTTTATCCCAACATATGCGAAGGAGGGGCTAGAGTTCCTTACCACGCTTGCACTCGCGGGGGTTATGGTCTTATTCAGTGGACCTCAGTAGGAAGATATAAGGCACTAGGAAACTTCTGTAATAAATATGGATGTGACCCAAGTAGTCTTGAAGGTCAAACTCGTTTCATGATTAATGAAACAACGTTCCAAAGATATCTCCCCGAATTTGAAGGCAATGGTCAATCCATTTCTCAGTATATGGTTGGTGCATATTATTGGTTAGGGTGGGGAATCAAAGGATATCGTCAGCAGTATGCTTACGATTATGCAAAGAAACTAGTTTACGCTTGATTTAAAAATGACTGAAAACCAACAACATCTTATTGATCTTCTTAGACAACAAAACGAGTTGGAGCAAAGACTTCAAAAGACTCAAGAAACATATTACAAAGTTCTTGGTGCTATTGAGTATCTAACTCAAACTGGTGTTACTCTTCCTGAACAAGAACCACTTGTACAAGAATCCGAAGAATCGTGATAGAAGACTGGCGATATACAGAAGATAGATTAGAATTGAGAGGAAAAATATTAAATATTCTCCTCTCAAAATATGGACACCAATTAGAAAATGGTGTCCCCAAATATTCTACGAAATCAATTTATGAGTGTGCTCATGACTGGGTATCGCAGGGTAATGCACAAACATTTGGAGTAGCCAAATATTATGAAGCATATTACACGCAGAACAATTAATGTTCTTTCTTTTTTATCCTTGACTTTTTTTAGTGGACTATCTGTTTCCGCTGAACCAACTAAGGGATTCTATAGTATGGATGCATTGGGTTGTATGATCACAAGAGAATGCACCAAAGATGTCCGACGAATCAAGAATATCGACGATATTCGTAAAGAGTTTCCTAATTCTAATTTTGATCTTGTTGCTGACGAGTTTGACTCGATGTTGGTATCCCTTGATAAGATCGGAGTTATGGTTTTTCTAGGGCACGAAAAGTATTTCCCTCCTGGACATCGTGGAGTTTATCACACAGTATCTAATAACTTCTATTTGAATGAGAAGTTTATGCATCGTCCTTCAGTTCTTATGACTGTGATGCGTCATGAAGGATGGCACGCTGCACAAGACTGCATGGCAGGTTCTATCAAGAATAGTTTGATTGCTTTGATTTTTCCAGAGAATAAAGTTCCTGGGGTATGGCGTGATATTGTAGAGAAGACATATCCAAAGTCTGCTGTTCCTTTTGAGGCAGAAGCAAAGTGGGCAGGAAGAACTGAGGGTATGACTGCTAAGGCACTTGATGCTTGTACGACTGGTAAGATGTGGGAAATCTACGAACCTACACCATTGACTGAGAAGTGGTTGCGTAAAGAAGGATTTATTAACTAAATAGCAATGCCTTATCTCACACATAATGCCAGAAGAAGTAAAGGAACCTCTGAAAGAGGAAGAGAAAAAGAAAGGTCCATTTGCTAAATTAAAAGCAGCTGCTGATGACCACGAGGGTCAGTTAGAAGCAATCAGCACAATGGTTAGACTTGGTATTCTTATCTGGTCTGGTGGTATTCTTACGCTTGCCTACATCAAACTACCTCCTGCTCTTGGTATTCCCGAGCAGAAACTTGATCCTACTTTCATCGCATCCGTCTTCACTGGGGTCTTAGCTACCTTTGGAGTTCAGACTGCGAAGAAGTCTGGTGATGGAACGATGAAGATGGGTGGTGGCGGCGGTGTCTCTAAGGCAGATCTAGAGAAACTGATTGCCGCAGCAGCACAGACAGCACCTGCTCAAACGATTCGTATTGAACAAGCACCTATTCAAATTGCCACCGCACCTAAGAAGGACGGTGAGCCACCTGTAATGCCAACGGTATAGAACAATGTTACTAATGACACTGTTTATTATTGGACACATGGAACTTGGTAATGGGATGTGTAGAACCGATATAATGATGGATAATGATCCAATCACCATGGAGTATCCTTGTGAATATTATTCTGAGTTGAAAGATTTAGAAAAAACATTCAACGAGAAATAAAATGCAAAAATTAATCAACGCTATTGCTCTTCTCTCTGGTCTTACATCTGCTGCCCTCATCGGTGGCGCTGGTTATGTGCTTCTGAATAAAGATGCACTGATCGATCAGGCAAAGACTGCTGCTACCAAGGCAGCAACAGAAGCAGTCGCTGGTGCCCTCCCAGGGATGCTGGAATCTGCTATGCCTAAGATGCCAGGTACAACTGGTGGAGATGTTCCTTCCGTTCCTGGGGGAATTCAACTTCCTTAAATAATTAAAATTTTTTATTATACTTATGGCACAATCGACTTATAAGAAAAGAGCAAATAAAGAAGCAACAGAAACCTTCTTTCTTTACGTCTTTTTTCATTCTATTTGGACTGGTATTTTGAATTTGTTTACTGATGATGATTGATGGAGATTCCTAATATAACTTCTCCCAATATCAATATCCGAGATATTGATATTCCGAGAGTTATAACTGCTGACGAATATTACACATCAACTCCACTAGCACCACCTGTAGTGGTAAATATTGGTGTGCCTATCGTTGACGTGCCTGGTTGTGTCGAAGCTCACGAAAGTAACAGCAAATCTAAAACCTTAGGTCAAGATGACTCGCGAGGATTGGTCACTTATTGTGATAGTGGTGTTCCCAGTTACAATCCCATTAACTTTGAACCTGAACAGATAATCCCTACTAAACCTTCGGGAGTAGATACACGGCAACCTAAAACTCCCGTAGCTCCCAAGTTACCAGCGACACCTAAAATTCCTCCTGCTACTGCGAAGGTAGATTGTCCTACAGCAGCACAAGAAGCAAAGGAACCTGTAGGAACAATGGTGGAGGGATTTAGAAAGAAGGTTGTTGAATATAAACTAATAGGCAACGAGTGTGTCCAGATAACAGAAGCAGTCCCACTACCTCAACAGATAGTAGCAGGACTGCCTAGTGGTGGCCAGGTTGTTCAGGTGGGTGGTGTTGCTGTGATTGCTACTGCATCAGCACTGCTAGCAAAACCGTTGGCAGACATACTTTTGAAAGCAGTCAAACCAACGATTAAGAAAGTGATGAAGAAGATTGCTACGATCAGGAAGAAACCTATTCCCGTCCTGTCGTCAGGGGAGCGCCGAGCAGAGCAGCGTCAGATGAACCACGCTGTTCGGGAGTTGCGTTCTGTGTTCCCGAGGAAGAAGAAACGGAAGGGATAGTGTGATAGTGTGGGTGAGTATGTCCTGGAGGATTATTCACAACCACATCAGCACACACTTTATAATAAGGTGAGCGAGGGTGGAATTGAATACCTTGCTTCATCAATTCGCCACAATTTTTTAATCTAGCGATCTCAAAATCTAATCTCTTGTTAGCAGTTGTTTGATTCATCAGATCAATGTTAGCTTGTGCTGCTTCCTTACATTGTTGTTGTAGTTTCTTATCTAATGGTTCAGACCATGTGATTGAGAAACCAACACCTAGGTTGTAGTTATCTTTCTGTCCAGTTCTTATGGGAACACGATATAAAACAGAGCCAGGATTATCTGGTGCGCCGTCCTCATCTATGTCCCTCATGTCATAGACAGGATCATAATAATATGGTTCATATGGTCTGGTAGCGGATGCACTACCAGTTACATATGGGGTAAAGTTTCTAGTAGGACCTTGACACTGGATTCCGTTTCCATATGTGTTGGTAATGTAGGGTCCTTGGAGAACTTGGATGGCCTGGTTAGTAACACTGCCAGAACTATTGGCGACAGGAGCCGCAGTAGCAGAAACACCGCCAACTTCAGCCAGTGCTTTTGTAGGAAGGAATCCACTGAGGATTATTGCGAGAAGATACTTGTAGTATCTGTGATACTTGTGACCTCTGTGGTCCTTTGAATAATTGTGTGGTTGCTTAAACCAGGACCTGAGTAGGTTTCTGTGAACTGAAACGCTGCTCCTGGTGTCGTCTGTGTGAAGTTTGGTCTGCTGTTGATACCTGTCCATGATGATGTCACACCGTCTATAGTTACATTGTTAGCACCTGTTCCTGGTTGCAGTGAACCTGATGCTGTAATTCCACTCCCTGTCACAGAGTATTGATACCCTGTGTTATAGTCCATTGAATTAATGGTCTCTGTAATTTTTTGTGTCGTCTCAGTGTGACTGGTCATGGAGCCTTGTGTGAAGTTAGGGACCACGGGGACTGCCTGAGCAGCCCCATGTAAGGCACCAAGAACCAATCCGAGACCGATTGCTTCTAATAATCTATTCATAGTATATAGTCTCAGTCGATAACAGTGATCTCAGTAACGAACTGTCCTGTTGCAGATGAACCAGCACCACCAGCAGTCAGCGTGATAGCATGAGTTCTGTCAATCGTACCTGCGAGTGTGCCAGCAGAACCAGCAGCATAAGAGGTAAGGTTACCGAAGTTAGGAACATCACCTGTGCTAACAGCAGAGGCAGGAACACTATCTGCTGCGTTATACGATTCAGTCAACGACCAATCTTGTCCAGATGTGGTGACAGTGTATGTGCCAGCACCAGTGGAAACACCACCCATCGTGCCTGCCGTGATGTTAGAACCAGAAGCAGAATAACTACCACCGATTCTTACCGCAGTAGACCGTGCAGCATCAACAGTTAGTTGAACGCTAGAAGCATGTTTAGTAACAAGTCCGCCTGCATTAGCTGCACTTGCGGTCATCAGAATCATAGCAAAAGTGGCGATTGCACTTTTCATTTGAGCCATATCTACGTCAAAATTATTTAGTATTAATCATCCTCAACAAAAGTCAATGAGTAACTGTTTAGATTAATTTTAGCTCTTGTTAATCTTTGTCCAGAGTCTTCTCTATTGGTAGACTGAAGTTGTTTTCCGTTAGTTTCTTTATATCCAATATAAGATCTTGTTGACGTTGGATTTAGAAATCCATAACCAGGAACATTAGGAGTTTCCGATTCCAGTAACATATTTCCGTCTTGATATCCATCAGCGGTAACAATCACTGGGTCTTGTCCCACCTCAGAATACCAAATAGCTCTTAAATCTAGTTCAATTTCATCACCAGCGAACCCAGGAATTTGTTTGATAGCGGGAACATCAATGTAAATAGATTCATATCCAACAGTATCTTCGGTGTTGTCTCCACCCCACTTCATATAAACGACGGTTCCTTCAGCGTTTGTGATTTCGTTTCCTTGTCTGGAACCACATGCTCCATCGATATTTGGATATAAAAAACTGGCAATAAGATCTAAGTCTTTACCGTCAGTCCAGTTGTGATTGAATACAAGATAGTTACAGTAAAATACTGCTGGATCGAATAAAGTTCCTCTGGACTTTCCGATCCCAAATGCTAGTGGTGACATATTAATTAGGGATTACGAATGAACCTATCATACCACCATGAATGGTACATTGATATTGATAATTTGCTGGTGCATCATGGGGGATTGTGAATACCTGAATCCCTTGATTGGATCCACTAACGTATGTTCCAACGCCAGTTGTTGTTCCTGTGAATTGGATACGGAATGGGTGAGAACTACCAGTGGAGTTTTCAAAGATATATGTAAATCCTCTCATTAGATAGAGAGTTGGATTTGCCACAGTGTTTGGCATACCAGGACCAGCAAAACGATAACTGGTAGAACCATCTGCAGTGATGTAATATCTAGTTGCAAATCCTCTACTGGTTCCATCACCTGAGATCAGGTCCGTAACAAAACTACCAGCCGTACAAATACCAGATACATCTAAAGTAGTTGCAGTTAGGTTTGCTGGAACCGCAACTCCAGACAGATTTGATCCGTCACCATAAAATGATGCTGCAGTTACGACACCAGCAACAGAAGTATTAGTGGTGATTGCAACCTGTTGTCCACCAATTCTTAGTGCTGCTGCACTTTCAATCGTAGGTGTACCTGCTGCACCAACTATATTCAGTTGTCTTACACCAAATGGTTTATCTGCCATGGTTCCTATTTTTTAACTATTTATTCTACGATCTTAATTGTTATATTGCCAGTAAAGGAAATCGGATCAGATCCACCTTCTATTAGTTTAGATATATTGGGTTCATTTCCTGTTGGAGCGTCCCATAATAAAGGAGCATCAGATCCCTGTAGGTTATAAGAATCTAAGTAATTAGTGTCATTTATATTACTACCACCTTCAGTTCCAGTATAAACTGCGAGTGTCCCAGCGGCGTCTCTAATACTCTCAAAAGAACCCAGAGTGTTGAACCAACCCTTAACATCTGCCCAAGTCCAATGTCTATTATATTCTAACTTGGTTGCAATGAGACCAACGGCAATAGGAGTTGCGGAACTGGTTCCATTGAATAATCTATCTTCAGATTCGACAGACTGTATACCACCAAGAGTGTAGAAAGCATCATATCGATTGTATCTAGTACCAGTATTATCATCACATGCAGAAAGACTATTATCACATAAGGTCCAACAATCAACTGCATTGCCAGTATTAGTATAGAATGTTTTGGCTTCTCTATAGTAAGTTCCTACACCAGAGGTCACACCAGTTTCATCAAGAGCACCTACAGCAATTGTCTTATAGTAAGATACTCCATTATCATCAGTTCTCTCTCCAATATGTCCTGGGAACCCAGGTCTATTGTAGAAAGTATAATATTGAGTTCCAAACATACTGCTGTACAAGGCATTTCTTCTAGCAGATTCTATATCTTCATTTTGATCACTGTAGTAGTTGTTGAAATCTGGATGATCTCCTCTAACTTGTTTTTGGTCGTGGTTTCCTGCAGCATAACAATAGATAACACCAGAATCAACTAGTTCTTTTCCTGCTTGAATTACACTATTGTCTGTAGCATATGCAATTCCCATATCGGTATTATTATATGCAACTAAACAGTTTGGTTTACTATTATATTGAACCATATCGGATCCATCTAGTTTTGCCTGACCCGTACCATCACCAGTTACATTATTTCTATGAGAAATCCATCCAGTAGAGTCTGGAGTAAGTCTATGTCCCCAACTGTTAGAGGAAATTGTTGGATCTTGTGTGCCATATGCTGGATTTATTGGTTTGCATTGGTGGAACACTTTCTGTTGGTCAAATCCAACTTCCCATCCACTGTTGTTAGTTCCATAGTGATTCAAGAACCATTTGTTTGAATTATATGCCCAACCATATTGTCTGCCATATGCTTGAGAAGCACATGGAGTTGCATGGTAACCAGTTCCTGTTTGATATGTAGTGTGATTTCCATTGCACACTTGTCTACTGTACCCATTATTAACTAGAATTGCACCAAAGTCTTGTGCTGATCCTGGAACTGCCGTACCTGATCCTATACCTACGGATACATATTTGGGAGATCTATAAGTTGTACTGTTGTTTCTCCACCAGTTTCTTGCTGCTACATCTGTAGGAACGGTAGTTCCATCCCATCGTGTCTCCGTTCTACCATTATTATCCACAACATATCCTGATGCTCCTGCTAGAGTTGGATCGTCTTGGTCTGGTGTGTTGCCGTCTTGGAATATGCTCCTAATAGTAGTAAGTGAAGGCTTAGTGATAATTGGAGCCATCCATGTGTTAAAGAATGCATACCCCAATGGATTATTTGCTTGAATACCCAGTTGGGTACGCATGTCGTCTGTCCATTCTGGAGCAAGACTTCCACCTTCCCAAAGTTCTGTGTATTCAAACATGCAGAAGTTTAGTAAGTATAAGTATTCTTTTGCGGCTACTTCAAATGCATCTGCATCTGTTTTCCAAGCATTTGATGGACTTTGATAACCTGATGGATCCCATTTGCCTGCATCATATGCTTCTTCCATTGCGGCATACAAATCACCAGTGTTCCAATCGGAACTTATATATGGATATAGTTTTATATCATCTGCAGGTAACCCGTGCATATGAAGTGTGTGGAATACGTGTTCAATAACTTCTTGTGCGTCTAGGTCGCCGTCGCCGTATCCACTACCAGTTGAGTTCAAGTACCACACCATGTCATTTTGCACGTGAGTGTCAAACAGGTTAGTTAGGTTCCAAAATACAACGCCTTCGTCAGTTAAGAAGTTTGGAGTGTAATCTGCTCCTGCACCTCTTGCTACTCTTTGTATAGTCGGTAAGCCTGCGTGATAAGTTCCTGTTTCACCACTCAGTGTGTTAATCAACCCTTTTTGGAATGTTGTATTAATGCCTACTGTTGCAACACCAGCTGGACCTGATGGATTTGTAAACAGTTCAAACATACGACCAACTTTTTCTAACCAAGCATCTGGTACTGCTGTTTGTCCACCAACAGTGCCTGCACCCATAATCCTTACACCGTTAGTTGTAACTTCACGCTTGAAGAAATCACTACCATCACCAACAACATTACCAACTGGACCATTCCAGTATACATCAAGTCGAGCATTAAAGAAGTCTGGATCGAGATACATTGGTGCATCTAAAGTTAGATCTAATAGATCGCAAGTACCAGAATTCGGTGATATGCCACGATTGGATAATGCATTGCCACCAACATAATTTGATGGAACATCAGCAGAAGTAAGTGTACTGATACCTAAAGTATTTTGGAATTCAATGTGGCCAAACCACATGTCCTGGTCACATACAATTACATCAACATCCTTACCAGTTCCATATTGTGGCAGTCTATTGCCTAGTTGGACATATGCTCCTGGTGTTGCGGCAATTCCACTTAGGTTGTCTGGGTTTGACCACCATAGACTTACAAAGGGACTTTCCCTTTGCATGTGTCTAATTATTTGACTCGATCCTCTATTTTTGAGATCTGCTCCTGGTGTAAAGTTCAGATAAAAATTTCTATTAATGCTACCTTGACACCAAACATTACTTGGATATCTGTTAGTCTTTGTTAATGGTGTACTGAATTCACAGGTTAGATCATCTGGGTTATCCATGAAAGATCCTGGATAAGAACCGTGATTGATATTTACTCCCAATACTTTTGGGTGGTTTTTCAGTTGAGCAACTTCATCATCGTCTAAAAGATATATTCCTCTCACATCACTGTGGTTACATTCACTAGTGCAATCTACGTGTCTGGTTGGAATATTATCTTCTAGAGTGCCGTCCTGCATCAAAATTTCATGGACGTGTTCCCAATCTTCCTTAGAAGTACACAGAACTACATACTCTTTCTTTGCCTCTGGTTCTGTTGGAACTTTGGGTAGTTCATCCTTGTAAGATTCAAAAGAAATTCTTCTCTCTTGAATCCATTCTTCGTAATTTGTTTCTGTAGAAAACATTAGTTATTCCCCATCAAAGCATTTTTTGTGAAGTGAATCTATATGTTGTTACGCCAGATATTCCAGATAGAGGAACTAGACTTACTTGAATCTGACCAGCAGCTAGTGCTACTGATACATCAGCAATTCTATTGGGTTCAAACATGACACCATATTCAGATACGTATGCAGTTGTTCCTGCTCCCGTGTGCATTACCAGTGCTTTTTGTGCCTGGTAATTATTGCCATTAATAATATGTATGGTATATTCTGCAGTCATAAAGTCATCGACAAACACATCAATTTCTTGTGGTGTTCCAGCAGAAGCGGTAAAGGAAGAAGACGCAACTCCGTGACTTTCAAATACTGTGTTTCTAATTTGTAGGGATTGTGTGCCGGCTATAATATCTGTTCCAATACCAACACTCTTATTGGTATGAATACCTGTGACTGAAACTCCCCATGTTCCACCACTACCAACACTCCCTCCACTTGCAGTTACAGTAACTACACCAGCAGAAACTGCAGATACCGTGAGGTTTGTACCAAAGTTAATTGTTCCTGCAGTACCAACTGGAGATCCAGAATCTTGAATGATGACACCAGATCCAGAACCAACAACACCAGTCAGACCAGAACCATCGCCAACAAAAGAAGAAGCGGTAATAATACCAGTGGTATTTACACTTCCGTCTGTACCGATGCCACCACCACTAACGCCTGTTAAATTGGAACCATCTCCATAGAAAGTATTTGCAGTGATGATTCCTGTTGCATTAACATTTGTACAATCGATCTGACCAGATACACCCTGGATAGTAATAGAACCACTCAACCTAAGTGTATTGTCATTTGGATTGAAGGTGATGCCTCCAGCATCAACCATGGTTCCCCTGTATGCATCACCACCCGCAGTGGTGTTCAACATCATTAGGTTATAGTTCTGATCGTCATCTACAGACTCAGTGACGTAGAAGTCACCAGAGAATCCAGTAGCAGTAACAATACCAGTTACGTTCAGTCCGCCATTGGTTACTTGGAGTTTTGTGGATCCTCCATTCTGAAGGAAAACATCACTTCCATCTAGGAATAGAGAACCAGATCCAGAATCTGTGATCCAACTATTAGTTCCGTCATGATATAGTCTGAGATCGTCTGACGTACCGAAGTTTAGTGTTACATTATCAGCATTCTGTGTGCTGATACCTGCAACTGGAGTCCATACAGATCCATTATATCTCAGATAGTTATTGAGTTGGACTCCACTGGTAACAACATCAGTCAGATCGTTCAGTACACCAGCACCACCTCCAGATCCACTGATGGTTACGGTTGCGATTCCTGAACCGAATGTGGTTGTGACTGCACTGCCAACGAAGTTGATGGTTCCTGCAGTACCAACTACACTACCCTCATCCTTGATTTCAATACCAGTTCCAGAAGCGGTGATTCCAGTTAAACCAGAACCGTCACCAACAAAATTGGTTGCAGTTACAACACCTAGGATATTTGCTTGGTCTGCCTGGAAGTGTCCAACGTTGTAAGTTTCGGTTCCTGTACCTACAGTACCACCTGCACTTACGTTGACTAGTTCTACCCATGCATTACTGTGTGCATAATATGCCTTACCTGTCTCATGGACATGAGCGAATGCACCGTGATAATCGGATGCACTTGGTAGATCTGCATACGTTGCATAGAGGAAAGGTAGAATGTTAGTGGTTGCAGCACCAACGATTCTTCCTTTGAGTAGGAAGTTTCCTAGTACAACTAACTTCTCTTCTGCATTTGTTGTTCCGATACCTACGTTCGATGCCGTAACGATACCAGTTGGATTGGATCTCCAGATCGCATCGGTTGATGGTAGGTTATACAATCCAGATGCATCACCAGCAAATCTAGTTGCAGTAATAACACCTGTAGTCTCATAGTTACCGTAGATGTCTTCGGCTAGGAGTCTTCTCCACCCCTGGTATCCACCGTTGGTTGTTCCAAAAGATACGTATGGTGACTTGGTGTTATTTGCATAAGCGAACATACCTCTCCACTGCACTGCAGGGGGTAGGTCGGCAACGGAGTCGAAGTCAAAGCGCATCTTACTGCCTTGACCAGGAACCGTAACAATACCAGTGATGGAATTGATGTTCTCGATGGTAATAGATGGATTACCAGTCAAGTTTCTTGCTACTGTAGAAATTCCAGTAGAAGTTGCATAACCAGCTAGTGTAGAAACTCCAGCTGTTACTGCATAAGTAGATACACCTGCCAGTTTTGCGTACTCAGCAACACCTGCATTAGTTGCGACACCAGACGCACCTGCATAGGTTACGATTCCTGCGGTTGTTGCAAACGTTGCGATACCTGCCAGAGGTGCATATGTTGCTACACCTGCGGTTGTCGCATTGTCTGCGAGTGTTGCAATACCAGCGACTGGTGCATAGGTTGCGAATCCTGCATTAGTTGCATATGAAACGTAATCTGCAACAGTAATATCTACGTCACCCTGGAAGACGTTACTGACGTTTAATCTGTCACCGAAGTTTAGAGTTTGAGCTACACCTCTTTGTACTCCGTTATCTTTTAAGATAACGCCATCTCCAGTTGCAGTAACGCCTGTTAGTCCAGATCCATCACCAACAAATGTACCAGTGGTGATACCTTGTAGGAGTGAGTTGCCAACAACATGTAGTTGAGATGTAGGCAAGTCAGTTCCAATGCCTACGTACTTACTTGTACTAATTCCGTATGTATTTGCCTTTGACCATGTACCGCCAGCACCTGCTCCTGGAGACAGGTTATTTCCATCACCAAAAGCATCATAAATCTCTTGGAAGTTGGCGTTTACTTTTACAGCACCTGATGCGAGGGAATCTCCCAGACCATCATTCGGCGTAAATCCAGTGAAAATTCCCTGTCTAGCCATTTAAGTTCTTATGATAAGGTCCCTTTCTTCTATTTATTGATCTAATAAATACGTATGTAGGAGTATGATTTTAACATGAACCACGATATAGGAAAAGGTTTATCCGAGGCATACAAGACATTATATTCCACAGTGGAAAACGCTGATGGTGAATCTTTTGTTGAGGTTCAAGATTTTGTTATAGAGAAAGGAATGTCATCCTCTGAAATGTCGTCTGTACTGAAAGGACATAAGTACTCTAAAAAACAACTGCTTGACATGAGTAAGAAGTCTACCAAAGAAGGTAGACATGGAGAAGCAGATGCATTCTATAAAGAGTTTTCGAAAGAAGAAAAGACTTGTGCTCATAACATTGAGGGTGAAGAGTGTCCCCTCCATGGAAAAAAGAAGTGTCCTTCTGAGGTTAAGGAAGCTGCGGTAAGTAAAGCTCAGCAGAGATTCATGGGTATGGTCTACGCTACAAAGAAAGGTAAGGCTGCACCATCACCCGAAGTTGCAGCTGCTGCTGCATCGATGACTAAGAAGGATGCAAAAGATTTTGCTGGTACAAAACATGACAAGTTACCAGAGAAGAAGGGTAGATATAGAGAACAGTATGAGAATTATAAGGAAGATCTTCTGGAATACCATCTAGAGAAGTATGAATCCTGGATCGAGTCTTTGCACGAACAGGGATATGATATTTCTAAGTGGGAGAAAGAAGAGTTAGTAGATACTTATATTAAGGAAAACAATCTGTGGTCTTCCGCAAATACTATTAAGGAAGCAACTCGCGCTGCTAAGGAAGGTAAGAAAGATGAACACCGTGTAGGTGTTGAGATTCGTGCTAAGCAGGCTTCCAAGTCTCTTGAGGCAAAGAAAGATCGCCAGAAAGTTCTTGATAAGCACGAGAAAAAGACTGGTACTAAACTGGATATCAGTAAGAGTCCTGAGGGAAAATCACACGCTAAAAACTTCCCTGGTTCTCGTCAAAAGAAAAAGGTAAAAGGTGCTAAGGAAACTCCTTTAGAGACTCATAACAGAAGAGTTGGTCGCGATACTCTTAGAAAACTTAAGCACGGTAAGACTTCTAAAGAGAAGAAGTATGATGCAGCGATGGCAAAACATACTTCGAGGTTTGACTGATGGGTAAGTGTAAAGCTGGAAGTTATTGGTGTCACACTGACGAGAAGTGTAAGAAAATCCCTGCTGGATTCATGCTGGACCGTGCGGGGATGCTCCGTAAGGAGAACGGACATACTCAGGATTCGGAAGTTAAAGAATCCCATGGTAAAAAATGGAAAGACTTTTTAAAAGAGGCTGGGATTGACACGGGTCTAAAATCTCGGTAAACTAACTCTGCCAGGGTTCAAAGGGAAGCTCATATATATCTTAGTGTATTAATGAGTTACATTGAATGACGACACTAAGAGAGCGAATGAGAGCGCGGGGGGAACTACTCCTGAAACATGCTCCTATACTAACCCTTGGATGTACAATGGTAAGTGCTTTGAGTCTGACGATATTGGCGGGCTCTACGGCTTTGTCTACTGTATTACGAATCTCAGAAATGGGAAGAAGTACATCGGTAGAAAATACTTCTGGCAGTTTCGAAAGCCTAGAAATAAAAATCGGAGAGTTAAGTCTGAAAGCGACTGGAAGAACTACTATGGAAGTTCTGACAATCTTAAAGAAGACATCGCTGCCATTGGCAGGGAGAACTTTAGAAGGGAAATTCTCTCAGTCCACACCACTAAGGGATTTGTAAACTACGAAGAGACCCGTCAGCTTTTCATGAACAACGTCCTCACTGAGGCTCTTGACAACGGGGAACCTGCTTACTATAATAACAACGTTCTCAGTCGTTACTTCAGGAAGGATTACTTCAATGGAACACTACATGACTCATGAAGATATGGTTAGGGACTCTTTGGTTGATCGCTTGCATGAATTGGTCAACGATGGTAGGATCGCAGATGCGGTAGCCATGTATGAAGAATACCGTAGTGTTTTCAATGAAACCGATACACATTTGAGCCGTAGGAGGAGTTAAATTCCTGTAACGGATGTTGAGTTCAATTAATTAAATGTTCAAAAAACTTCTGCCACTTTTGTTGGCTTCATCTGTTCCCGCTGCTTGTGCTTATCCACTAATCAGTGAGATCAAAAATCCTCCTCCAGTTGATGTAAGTGTCAATGAAGAGAAGGCGGTGCCAATTAAAGTGGTTCCGAAGACTTGGACGTGCCCAGGATGTAATGCCAATGAGAAATATGTCCTGGAAAAACTCCAAGAGAAGACCAGAATCTCAGATCGCAATGCCCTTGCAACGATCATGGGAAACATTAAATCAGAAAGCAACTTCCATCCCAACATTTGCGAGGGAGGGGCTAGAGTTCCTTACAAGTCTTGCACTCGCGGGGGTTATGGTCTTATTCAGTGGACCAGTGTAGGACGTTACAGGAACCTTGGTGTTTTTGCCAAACGTTATGGGTATGACCCTTCTACACTTGAAGGTCAGACAGCATACATGATCAACGAAAGCGTCTTCCAACGTTACCTTCCTGAGTTTGAAGGTAATGGTAAGACAGTTGATCAGTATATGGTTGCTGCTTACTACTGGTTAGGTTGGGGTATCAAAGGGTATCGTCAGCAATATGCATACGATTATACCAAAAAGTTAGTCCTGGCCTAAATACTGTTGGTGCGGTAGAACACCCGTAGAGCAAAAAATCGTTTACCCTATCTACACAAATTGTATAGCCGCACCTAATTTTATGAGACCTTCAAGTGAATTCAAACCTGGAGGTCTCCCAGTAACTTCAGTAAACATTCTAAGATTGATAAGTGAGCTAGAAGGATCTTATCAACTCACTAAGTACATGGGTTTCTATGAAGACATGGAAGTCCTTGACAACCTAAAAAAGAAGTATTATAGTAAGTACTTCAAACTCAATAAAGAAGAGAAGGGTAGGTGTCCGAGTGGTTAATGGAGGCGGACTGTAAATCCGCTGGCTCTGCCTACGGGGGTTCAAATCCCTCCCTGCCCACCTTGGAGAGTTGGCCGAGTGGACGATGGCGCAGCACTGGAAATGCTGTAAGGGGGTAACTCCTTCGAGAGTTCGAATCTCTCACTCTCCGTTGACAATCTGACCAGTCTCTGGTATGATTGTCCCATGACTCAATAGCTCAGCTGGATAGAGCAACTGCCTTCTAAGCAGTCGGTCGTAGGTTCGAATCCTACTTGAGTCGCCTTCGTCGATGTGGCGGAATTGGTATACGCGCTGGGTTTAGGTTCCAGTGAGGCAACTCATGAAGGTTCAAGTCCTTTCATCGACATATGTTTGCGATTCTTTCAACCCAATTTGAAAAAGCAGATCAGATTAATCCTGGACTAATAGAATGGATTAAATCTGATAGTTATCTTACACTTCCAACAGGAACTTCTAGAACTCCTTTCTATTGCACAAGACTTGAAGAATCTCCAGTTGAAGAATTGGATATACTATTTGATTGGATTCGTTCTAATCTAGTTTCTTGTGCAAATAAATTGGCACAAGGATCTAATAGTGCATACTTTGGTTCTCCAGACTGGCATAGAAATTTTGATATTGCAGATTACTGGGGAATGTGGTATAATAAAGGTGCTTCCGCCATGGAACACAACCACTGGCCTTATGCAATGTCTTTTGCATATTATGTAAACTGCCCAGAAGGAAGTTCCCCAATCATTATTGATGGGAATGAAATTCAAGTTGAATCAGGTCAACTGGTTATATTTGCTGGACATCTTATACATAAAGTAGAACCATGTCCTGTAGACAATAGATTTATGGTGGCAGGTAATATTGCTTATCTAGGATCTTTAGGTGCGGGTGTAGTTCAGTGGTAGAACGTCAGCCTTCCAAGCTGAATGTCGTCGGTTCGAATCCGATCACCCGCTTACTGGTTAAATAGTAATGTGTCAGGAAAACGAGACATGTCCCAGAAGTACAGGATCCAAACATCTTATTGTTGGTATGAGACTTATGAGGAAACCTTGCTCGTTAAGATGTACTTTATAAATTACATCCCATTTACATTTGACGAACTTCCATCACTATGTTATGATGATCCCGACATCTTGATGGAAGCAAACAAAAATAAAGTTTGGGATCAAGAAGATCTTTATAAAGCTGCAGCATACCTTGCACAAGAAGAATGTCTTCCTCTAATTCATGAGTTAGAGTTAGAAAATCCAGAAGAGCTTCCACAAGATTAGTTTCTGTGTTATAATAGAAACACCCATTCCTCTATAGCTCAGTCGGTAGAGCGTCTGACTGTTAATCAGAATGTCCCTGGTTCGAGCCCAGGTGGAGGAGTTTGGGAGATTAGCTCAGCGGTAGAGCACCTCGTTTACACCGAGATTGTCACAAGTTCGATCCTTGTATCTCCCATGCATACAGAGTGATATGCAATATACTCAAAAAACATACGATGTATCTCAAGTAACTTGGGATGATGTAATAGAAAAAATAAATAGAGATTTTTCTTCTGGTGACTACGATATTATTAGTGGCGTTACTGGTAAAACTCCTACCTTTATATTAAAGGGGTCTTGGCTTCCTGATTCTATTATGAATGTAGTAGATCAAATGAAACTACGTGATCAAGTTGATCTTCATAATATAGATCTTTATGTTTCTTTCTCTGGACATGCTAAGTCACATGATAATCATTATGACTTTTATGATATTGAATTGATCCAATTAATTGGCAAGATGCGGTATTTCGTTAATGATGAACCGTGTGTATTGCACCCAGGCGACTCTCTATTCATGCCTGTAGAAACTTATCATGAACCACATGCTCCTGGTCCGAGAGTTACTCTGAGTGTAGCTCTTTATAATAAAAATAAGAGGGTACAACCAGCTCTTGCTAAAAAGTATGTTGAGTGGATGGAAAACCTTGACATGCATAAAGTACCCCATGGGGATGGTAGTCTTATGGATCACTCCATTAATGTTGCCAATCTAATTATGGAGTATGGTAGATCTGATATTGAACAAATAGCCGCTCTATTCCACTCAATTTATGGCACAGAGTTTCAATCTTATAAATTATTAAAGACTAGAAAAGAAGTTCAATACTTCATCGGATACGAATCGGAAAATATAGTTCATACTTTCTGTACTCTGGAAGACAGGACAAATACAATACTCTATGGCAAAGGTTTATCCGAACCTATGAGAACTACCTTAAGATGGTTGGAGTATTGTAATATAAAAGAACAATTTCCCAACGAAAGTATCTTGAAAGAGTTTGAACTTGTATTAGGAATACAAGGTAAAAACAATGATAGCCAGATGTAAATGTTGCAACAAAGAAATTGTTGGCGGAACTAGAATGCAAAGCTGTGGATGTTCAAACATGATGACAGTCACTGACAGTACGATCACAGCAAACGATTTGAATGAAGTTGTTTTAATCAAATCTAAAAACATTATAAAAAATCATGGTTTCCTGACAGAAAGTGACCTAAAATACCAAGAGGAACGACGCAAACGCAAAGTTCGTAAACTTGATTTTGAGGAACGATGATCAACCTGCACCAGCTTTACAACCACTATCTCAACACAGACAGGAAACATGATCTTGTGAATGAGAGAATTGTATCTTATGGGTGGTGTGATGATGGCAAAGATCTTACTGGTTATTATGTCTTGACAGAAAACCATGAACTCCGTTATACTATGGAGGGTTTTCTCGACAAAAAACTGTCTAGGCAACCACAAAATACCCGTGCTTAAGTGCATATATAATTAACGTTTACGACCTATTGATTTAACATGGCTTATCAACTACCTAATGCTGAGTTATTCTCTCTCAACAGTAAGAATACCCTAAAGAGAGAAGCACTCCATGATACTCTTAGGGGCAAAAATGTAATCATTTTCTGTATCCCAGGTGCATTCACTCCCACCTGCAGCAACAGTCAAGTTCCTGACTTTGATGAAGCATATGATGATATCAAGGCACTTGGTATTGATGAAGTATACTGTCTTTCTATCAACGATCCTTTTGTTATGAAGGCTTGGTGGAAACAACTAAAGGTTCAAAACGTAAAGTATCTTTGTGATGGTAATGCTGCTTTCACTGCAAGACATAATGAAGTCTCTGGTATTGCAGAACCAGAAGGATTCCTTGTCAAAAAGTATAATAAAGGACTTGGTTTAAGATCTTGGAGATATGCTATTCATGTAGAAGATCTTATTGTAACTCACGTCTTCATGGAAGAGTCTGCTAATCCTTCCACTCATCATAATGCTGAAGATGATCCATATATCGAAAGCACTCCCGAAAGTGTTATCGCTTATTTGAAGAAGGTTAATGAAATTCAAGCTGCTGGATCTATGAAGTCTTCTACTATCGATCTCTCGGCACCAAAACCCATCGATGATGGATCTGGGAATTGGTCCAATCAAAAAGTAAACTCAGCCCCAATCGGTTAATTGACAACCTAGTAGTAATCGAGTATTATTACTAGGTCTTCTTCGGAATGTAGCTCAGTTTGGTAGAGCACCCGCTTTGGGAGCGGGTGGCCGTAGGTTCGAATCCTATCATTCCGATTTTCCTTTTTAAATTCATGGAAAAGATTACTTTGCAGTACCTTGAAGATAACTTTGATGACATCTTCGATCAAGTAGAACAAGGAAAATCATTTCATATCATGACTCCAGATGGTAAGGATGTTATGATGGTTCCTAATGCTGGAGTCATCAAAGCATCTATTGATTCTGGACTAGTTTCTGAACTTGATGATACATACTTTGAAATGTATCATCAGACTGGAGAAGGATCTTGACATCCGACTCATTCCATCGTACAATAAACCTGTTCAACACAACGATCAATGTCTAACTCGGCGTTTGTTTCTAAGTTCAAGACCAATTTGAGTCTTCTGCAATCCGCAGTGAATCGGGAAACGGATCTAGACCTCCGCCACCCTAAGATTTACAAAAAGATTGTGAAGTATTACCGCAATCAAGGAGTTCAGTTTTATAATGATCCTGACGATGATTATGAACTCGTCCTTGATTTGATTGCAGCTGATCTTCAAACTGAAGGAGTACTCGCTTGACAAAGATTATTCTTGAACGTTTTCCCTATCGGTATGTCGAAGTTGGAACCCTAGACAATGGGTTCCCCGACTATCGTATTCAGAAGGCAGATTCTTATACCAAACGATACAGTGACATGTATCTTTGTGATAATGGTATGCAACTTACCACTGCTATGGAGGATTTTGAGTATACGAAATGGTTAGATCCAGATCGTGTACCGTGTTATATCAAAGATGATGTGTCTTACGACATGGAGAGTCGTTAAAAACCCTGGTGGAGCCTATGGCTGATGTTCAATTACTATTCCCAACCCCAATTTACCATGACCAACTAGACATCTCTGATGACGAACGGTCAAGAATCCAATCTTATGTTGAACATTTAGATTGGATTACGGATACTGACATTCATGATCATCCTAATGGACAATATCTGGATGTATTTGATGTGCTTGCACACAATCCATTATCCAATCTTGCAACTATCATAGATAATCATATGCACGCTTTTGTGCATGATTTCTTACGAGTTTCAAGAAAACTTACGGTAAAGAGAACTAACTCATGGGCAAACAGACACTACTTGAATGACTATTGTCATGAACATCATCATTCAAACAGTGTCTTTAGTGGTGTATACTATCTAAATATTCCACCCAATTCTGGGCCAGGAATTGTTTTCAAGAGAATGGGTCCTACTTGGACCAGTGATGCTTGGGAATTTAATTTAGATGAGTTAACCGCTCAAAATGAATTAGTTCATTTGAAGAGAGTGAATACTAATATGTTACTCTTGTTTCCTTCCCACCTAACACACATGGTTCCAGCCTCCGAAACTGATGAACCTAGGTACTCCATTGCTTTTAATTACTTTGTTTATGGGGAGATTGGGAATGGAACAAATCTTGTACATGTCTCGGACAGACGTTAAGTGTGCCCTGGTCGGGAGTGTGTCCCTTTAATCTTATGGAAGATCAACAATACCCATCCGCTTCTAAGCAGATGGCCAACCTAACAAAAACAGCTTTTGGTATAATCAAAGAGTTTGTAAGTACTGGTGACTTACTTGTTCCTGATCATGTGAAAGATGCTAGGTTGCAAATTTGTTCTACCTGTCAGTTTTATGATGAAGTAGAACATAGATGTACAGATTGCGGATGTTATCTTTCAAACAAAGTGCGATTCAGCGCATCCAAATGTCCTTTGGATTTTTGGTAAGGTTTCTTTGTTCCTAAAACAAAGTGGTGCGGATGGGGTAACCCCGCCTGGTTTCCAATTTCCAGTCAAAGAATTGGTGGCGAGCCTGCAAACCTACAGAAAACATGGAACCAATCTATAACGATTTTATCGGAGTCTTCAAAGAGGCTGTAAATCCAGAACTTTGTGACTGGTTGGTGGATTATATAGACTCTTCTTCATATGTGAATGCTAGACAAGCATCACATGTACATGACAAACAAGTATGTCTGAATGCATTCTCTCCTGGAGAAGCTGCAGATCTAATGGACCCCGTTAACGGTTGTCTTCTTTATTATTCGAAAAAATATCCATATCTTTCCAATTTTAATTACATCAGTTCTTTGGTACTTCTCCAAAAAACTGCACCAACTGAAGGATATCATGTCTTTCATGGTGAGGATTTGAATTGGAATACAAGCACTCGAACACTGGCATGGATGGTCTATCTTAATGATGTAGAAGAGGGTGGAGAGACAGAGTTTTTATATCAAAGTACTAAAATTAAACCCGAAAAGGGTAAGGTAGTTATTTGGCCTGGGTCATTTACTCATTTACATAGGGGAAATCCACCTATGCAAGATAAGTATATTGCTACAGGATGGTATCAATGTGATATTGGCCTACTTGCACAACAGGTTCAGGTTCATTCATTGAATTTACAACAACCACTATAGATACGAAGGAATGGGTATTGTCAAAATACCCTTTTTTTATTATAATAAATATCAACGCAGTCAAAAAACTAGACTATGGCAAATAGTAAAACTGCACTCGTTCTGGGTGCTGGTGGGTTCATTGGAAGTCACATGGTAAAACGTCTTCGTTCTGAAGGATACTGGGTTCGTGGGGTCGATATTAAGTACCCTGAGTTCAGTGTATCTGCAGCAGATGACTTTGTTCAAGCTGACCTGAGGGATGCTGTTAGAGTTAAGGAACTCATCATCTCTCCTGATTCCGAACCGTTTGATGAGATTTATCAGTTTGCTGCTGACATGGGTGGAGCAGGATACATCTTCACAGATGAACATTCCGCCGATATCATGCACAACTCCGCATCCATTAACTTGAACGTATTGGATGCCGTTAGAGATTATAATGAAACTAATAATGTAAATGCAACGAAGATCTTCTATAGTTCTTCTGCTTGCATGTACCCAGAACACAATCAACTGGATCCTGACAACCCTGACTGCCGTGAAGAATCCGCATACCCAGCTAACCCCGACTCCGAGTATGGATGGGAAAAACTATTCTCTGAGCGTCTCTTCCTTGCTTACAATCGTAACTATGGGATCCCTGTTCGTGTTGCTAGGTATCATAATATCTTTGGACCAGAAGGAACCTGGGAAGGTGGAAAGGAGAAAGCTCCAGCTGCAATCTGCCGTAAAGTCGCTTACCTCCCAGAGACAGGTGGATCCATCGAGGTGTGGGGAGACGGTCTACAAACTCGTTCCTTCCTGTTCATTAATGAATGCATTGAAGCGACTCGACGACTGATGGACGGAGAGTTCATGGGACCAGTTAATATTGGTTCTGAGGAAATGGTAACGATTAACCAACTGGTTGAGACTGCCGCTAAGGTATCTGGTAAAGTGGTTCAGAAACGACACAAACTAGATGCACCTCTTGGTGTCCGTGGACGTAACTCCAATAACGATCTCATCCGTGAGAAACTTGGTTGGGATTATTCTCAATCTCTAGAGGAAGGCATTCGTATCACTTATGCCTGGATCTCTGAACAAATTAAATCCCGTAAGGAATCTGAAACTACATCTAAGGAACTTGTAAATGCCTAATTCTACACTGACTAAAAAGACTATTCGAATTGATAAGGATGCAGTGCGGGCACTAGATGTGTCTGCTCTTGAGGAACAATCCATCAATCCTAACGACTGGTTGACTGCAGGACAGAGCGAGTATCGTCTCTATGCATGGCTCTCCAGTCAGTTTGAAAACACCACCATCCTTGACGTTGGAACCCGTACAGGAGGTTCTGCACTTGCTCTTTCTTACAACGATAAGAACCAAGTTATCAGTTATGATCTGGTTGAACAGGGTGCTAGCTCTGCTATCAAGAAAGAGAATATCACTTTCAAGATTCAAGACTTCCGTGAGGATGAAACTCTTGATTGGGATAACATTTCTATCATCATGATCGATGTTGATCCCCATGACGGTGTTCAAGAAGTTGAGATGATGGAATTCTTGAACGAGAAAGGTTGGAAAGGTATCATGCTTCTGGATGATATTGGTCCTGGTTGGCCTGAGGTTCAGGACATGTGGGATGCAATTGAAGAACCCAAGATTGATGTGACTCCAGTTGGTCACATGAGTGGTACTGGACTTGTAAACTTTGGTTCTAAGCACGATATTGATTGGGCATGAAGATTACCATTTTAGGATCTGCTGGTCAGGTGGGTGCCTACCTGACCCAGTATTTGAAAGCAAAAGGACATACTGTAGTTGAGTTTGATGTTGCTAATGCAGATTGGCAGGATATGACTCGTATCCCCAATGTGAATCTTCGAGATGCACTTGTGGATACTGATTTCTGTTTCTTCCTTGCCTTTGATGTTGGTGGTTCCCACTACCTGAAGAAGTATCAACACACCTTCAACTTCATCAATAATAATGCCAGGTTGATGGCAAATGCATTTCAGTATCTTGAAGAATTCAAGACTCCCTTTGTGTTTGCATCTTCCCAGATGAGTAGCATGAGTTACTCTCCTTACGGTGTGATGAAGAGAGTTGGTGAACTATATACTGAGTCGCTTGGTGGCAAGATTGTTAAGTTCTGGAACGTGTATGGTATTGAGAATGACATGGAAAAAGCCCACGTCATTACAGACTTTATCGTAAAGGGATTTAGGAACGGTGTCATCGACATGATGACAGATGGTACAGAACAAAGAGAGTTTCTCTACGCAGAAGATTGCTGTGAGGCTCTTGAGGCAGTCATGGAAAATTACGATGACTTCACCTCTTTTGACCCTCTTCATATTACTTCTTTTGTCAGTACAAGCATTCTGGAAGTTGGAAACATTATCCAAGATCTATTTGCTGCTGATGGTCAAGAAGTTAAGGTTGTACCTGCGGACTCCAAAGACACTGTTCAGAAAGATGCTCGCAACCAAGCAGACCCCTTTATTACTAAATGGTGGAAACCAAAAACAAGTATCGAAGAGGGTATCGCAAACGTATATCGAGAGATGAAGCATTACCATGAGTGATATTAAAGAGGTTCTTGGACAAGCACGTCAGAACCCTGGAGGTTTAGACCTTCCTATTTTGGGACCAGAGAATAAGTTTCCAATCAATTTAATTTGTAATGATTCTTTAGAACCATCTACATCTGCTAACAATAGATCCGTCTATACTAGATGGGTTCATGATGGTTCTGGACTTTGTAACCTCTATGTAAATCATTTTGCTTTGAAAGCTTTGGAAGATACCAGTAATCTTCCAAAGTTTATTTGGTTACTAGAGTCTAGGGAGATCATTCCTGAACAGTACAAATTCATTGAGGACAACTATGATTTTGTTGCTAGTCGTGTGGATGGTATCTTTACTTGTGACCAAAGACTCACTCACGAGGCGGGTCCTGACGGTAAATTTCTTTATTGCCTCTCTAATGCTGCTCCTTGGGTCATGGACAGAGACCTCTATCCCAAGTCTAAGCTCGTCTCAATGGTCGCATCTAACAAAGGATACACTGTGGGACATCAACGTCGCCTCAAAGTAGTACAGGAATACTGGAATAAGTTTGGTGGTGATGATTTGTTTGGTTGGGGACTTCCTCAAGAACTTCCTCTTAAGGAAAAGTCTAGAGCACTTAGAGATTATATGTTCTCCTTTGCTGTTGAGAACGCAAATTATCCAACCTACTTCACAGAGAAACTAACTGATTGTTTTGCCTGTGGAACCATTCCTGTGTACTATGGTACTGCAGGAGTTGCACAGTATTTTAATCATGAGGGTATCATTTTCCTTGATCAGAATCAACCCCATGAAAATATTCCTTGGGACAAGTTGACTCCAGAATACTATGAGTCAAAGAAAGATGCTATTGAAGAGAACTTCAATATTGCTAAGGAAATGAGAACTGCAGAAGACTATATGTACAAGAACTACCTAGTTCAATTAGATCCACTTAGAAACCAGAGGCCCGTAACAGTATGACGACCACAGTACAAGACCGTAAAGGATGGGAAGCAGAAACTCAGATTGCAGATGAGTATATTGCTGCTTGCATTGAAGCTGTAGAGGATGATCAAGCCTTTGCTAACTTCAAAAGTAATCCCAAGTATAAGACTATTCTAGAACATGTCCTCAAGTCTCAGGGTGAACAGTACCTGAACATGGCTGTTGACATGAATGAGACTGCACTCTTTGGTAACCTTGCTGGTTTTAAAGAGAATGATAAGTATGGTAATCCCGAGGTACACATGTACTCTGGTGTGGGAATGATTTCTCCTACCACTGCTAGGTACATTAAGAACACTTTTGAGATCTCTTTTCTCTGTAATGATGCAGAGATTGGTCGCATTGTAGAAGTTGGTGGTGGATATGGTGGACTGTGTAAGGTTCTCAGTACTGTCTGTGAGTTTGATGAGTATGTTCTGATTGACCTTCCAGAAGTCTCTGCTTTGCAACGAAAGTACATCGATCAGTTCCCAGATATCAAAGATAAGGTAAAATGTATTCCATGCACTGAGTACGAAGAGATCAAAGACATCGACCTCTTCATCAGCAACTATGCTCTCTCTGAGTGCAATGTAGAGACCCAGATGGAATACTATGATAAGTTGGTCGCAAATTCTAAGTTTGCTTACATTATCTACAATCTTGTCAATTTTAATGATTTCTACTATAATGATTTCATAGATAAGGTGAAAGAAAATTACACCTTTGACGTAGGTAAAGACTACGAAAACACTGTTATTCTCGCCACACGTAAAGATGAATCGAATTAGTGATTATCTCAAAGTAACTTGCGATATTACTCTCTTTCTTTGTAAGTACTGTAGTGACAACAATATTGAATCCCTAGTTGTAGGAGTGTCTGGTGGGATTGATTCCGCCGTTTCTTCTACTCTAGCTGCAAAGACTGGACTTCCTGTCTATGCAATGGGTATGCCACTCAATCAGAGTCCTGAACAGGAAACTCTTTCTGATGCCCATCTATTCTGGTTGGAAAAGAATTATCCAAATGTGACAGTTCTTAAGACAGATCTTACAAAGCCTTTTACTAAGTTTATCAAACAACTTACGGCTGATCTTGGAGTGGAATACACCATCAATGATATGGCCAGGGCAAATAGTAAGTCTCGTATGAGAATGATGACCCTATATCAGGTTGCTGCATCCGTTAATGGTATTGTTGTTGGTACTGGTAACAAGGTAGAAGATTATGGAGTCGGTTTTTATACTAAGTATGGTGATGGTGGTGTTGATATCGCCCCTATTGCTGACCTTTACAAAACCGAGGTCAGAGAACTCGGACGATTTGTTGGAGTAATTCCAGAGATTCTTAATGCAAAACCCACTGATGGTCTGTGGGAAGATGGTCGTACTGATGAAGATCAGATCGGTGCATCTTATGAAGACCTTGAGTATGCCATGGAACATGGCACTGGACCAGCAGTTAAAATCTTGCATGAGTTTAACTGTAAAAATCAACATAAAATGAATCCCATTCCTACTTTTAAACTGGAGGTATAATGAACATCGGTGTTATCGGAGCAGGACGACTTGGTATCTGTTTTGCTCTCCTTTGTGAGGCTGCAGGACATCATGTCCAATGTTCTGACGTAAACAGGCATTACGTTCAGGATCTTAATAACAAAGAGATCTTTTCTAATGAACCTGAGGTAGAAGATCTTTTAATGCGATCGGAGAATCTCACTGCTACTGTTAGTAACAGGGATGTTATTCGTAACTCTGATGTTATCTTTACCTTCGTTCCCACTCCATCTCTTGAAGATGGTTCTTATGATGTTCAGTATGTCGAACAGGTTGTACAAGACCTAGAAGACTCTCCTAACCTTGATGGCAAGATCTTTGTTATTGGTTGTACCACGAATCCTGGGTACTCCGACACAGTTCAGGAGAGATTAAAGGACAGGGGTCTTCGAGTTTACTATAATCCTGAGTTTATTGCTCAGGGTTCCATCCTCAAAGATATGCGTAATGCAGACATGATTCTTTGTGGTGGTGATGATCAAGAAGGATTTGATATTATCGAAGGTATCTTTGATGATATTCAAGATGTTGATGTTCATTTCTATCCAATGTCTCGTACAGCAGCAGAGATCACTAAGATTGGTGTGAACTGTTTCCTGACCTATAAGATCAGTTATGCAAACATGATGGGTCAGATTCTCTACAACGCTGGTTGTGGTGATGAGATTGATAACGTCCTCTCCGCTGTCGGAGACGACACCAGAGTGGGGTCTAAATACTTGCGTTACGGATTAGGCTTCGGTGGTCCTTGTCTCCCCCGAGACAACCGTGCATTGGGACACTACGCTAATCGCGTGGGACTAGAATATAGTCTTCCCGATGTTACGGATAAGTTCAACGATGCACATGCAAATTTCATTGCTAACTATTGCGTCGAACAGAACGTAGATAAACTTCCTTTCTTTATTCAAAGCATTTGTTTTAAGAAAGGAACTGATATGGTAGTTGAAAGTCCTAGACTTCGACTGGTTGAAGATCTACTCAAGAAAGGTTATACTGTTTATGTTGAGGAAATTGATGATGTCGTTTCTCAATGTGAAGATGACTTGATTGATGCCTACGGTGACAACATTGTTTTCGTTACTAACAAGAGTGAAATTCATGAACCTGTTTGGAGGATAGATCTTTGACGATTAGTTATAATCGCCTTGGGAGTAATGGGCGACTGGGAAATCAAATGTTCCAGTACGCCTCTCTCAGAGGTATTGCAGCTTATAATGGTTTCCAGTGGATGATTCCACCTGAGGAACACAACCATAAAGATAACTATGGATTGTTTGAAACCTTTGAAATGACTCACTGTAAACCCGAGAACCTTGGGTTTAATAGTGCAATGACAATTCAAGAAACAACTCACGCCTTTGATGAAAGTCTTTTCTACTGCACTGATGGCGTGAACCTAGATGGTTATATGCAAACCGAGAACTATTTCGTTCATATTGCTGACCAGATCCATGAAGACTTCACGTTTAGAGAGGATTATCTCACTCCTTGTATGGAGTACATTAACAGCCTGGATCGTCCTCCTATCTTTCTCCATGTTCGTCAGTCTGACAACATTGGGAGAGAAGAGTATCACCCCATCCTTCCCATTTCGTTCTTTGAAGACGCGCTAAAACAATTCCCTGAAGATACTCCTTGCTTTGTATTCACTGATGATCTAGAGTGGTGCAAGTCTCAGGAGTTCTTCAAACAGGATAGATTCATGTTCAATGATAATCCTGAGAGGTATCAGTACCAGACCATTGATGGCACTGGCAAGATGCAGAACACTCTTCTACCTCAGGTTGATCTGTGTCTGATGAGTCTTTGTAATGGTGCAATTATTGCCAACTCTTCCTTCTCTTGGTGGGGCGCTTGGTTACAAAAAGGTCGTGGTAAAGTTGTAGCACCCAATCCAGAGAAGTGGTTTGGTACTGCTATGTCTCATCTCGACACCAGTCAAATCGTACCCGCATATTGGGAAACTTTAGATTGGAGTAAGTAATGCGTATAGCAGGAGCTCAAATTCCTGTAGGACCAAATATTCAATCCAATAAGAGAGAGATCCTAAAGGCTTTAGATTGGGCAAAACAAAATAGAGTTGACCATCTTTTGACCCCAGAGGGAGCTCTCTCTGGATATTGTGATGGATGGCAAGAAAAGGACGAAGAAATATCTAGTGCTCTCAAAGAAATAGAACAATGTCAACGTGGTGTTGGACTACATTTGGGTGTACTTACAAAAGAAAAAGAATCCATTGGATTAATTCATAGGAATCAAATCCGACATTATGACAAGTCTAGTAAATTAAATACGATAACTCGTAAGACCTATTGTATTTCACAAGACCGATGCCTTGGTAGACTTAATGACGATCCTGTTCGATATTTTGAATTGGAATCAGGAGTCTGGGCTATTGGTATGATTTGTAATGATATGTGGGGTGCAGCTGAAGAATTAGGAATTGCTTTTTGTGAAAGACACCTTGTAGATAGGGGATTATCTGTTATATTTCATGCCACTAATGGTATGAAGTGGAATAAAAATGATAAACGCAATGATGTTTTTTCTAGTTATAGTGAAGGGTTTTTGAGAATGACGGCTTTTAAAAGTCAATCAAATTTAATTACTGTTGATTCCTGTGTTCCTTGGAACTGGAATGGTGATGAAAGTTTAATAAACGAATCTATTACTTCTAGTCCTAGTGGAGTTCTTAATTTTATGGGGTGGCAAACAAACGTTCCTAGACAAGGTAGACAATATTTTTATTGTGATATAGAATTGAATACAGCACAAGAGTACAAAAACTATGACGGAAGAATGTCCGATGAGTATCCCTATGTTAAACTTTTGAGGTAAATAATAGATGTCTATTTCATTTCAGGGTCTTGGCAACGAAGGTCGTCTGGGTAACCAGATGTTTCAGTATGCTTTTGTTCGTGGCGTTGCCGCTAATCGTGGATTCGACTGGATCATTCCTGGTCCCGACGCAGATCGACTAGATAACTACGGCCTATTTGATTGTTTTGAACTCGCCAACTGTGACCTCAGTAAAAATACTGGGGAACCATTCTTCGCCAAGAAGGTTGAGTATCGTGACATGCACTTCAACGAACAGATTTTCAATGAATGCGAAGATAACACAAACTTCTCAGGCAACTTCCAAACAGAAAAGTATTTCGAGGCCATCGCCTCGTCTATCCGTGAGGATTTCACTTTTAAGAAGGCGTATTCGGAGCCGTGTAAAGAGTTTATTGCTTCTCTTGGTGGACGTGATGAGTGCATCTTTTTGCACGTTCGTCGCGGTTCTCCAAATCTTACTGGGCGCAGAGGGGAGAAGTGGTCTTATCAGATGGTCCAAGAATACCACCCGCTCTGTAAAGCTGAATATTATCTTGAAGCTTTAAAGATGTTCCCAGACGACAAGAAAGTCGTTGTTGTTTCTGATACTATTGATTGGTGCAAGGAACAGTCTTGGTTGCAGGGTGATCGATTCTATTTCTCTGACGCTTCTTATGAAGAGTTCGGAGACGGTGCCTCAGTCCCCTACATTGACCTTTGTCTCATGAGTATGTGTGGTGGTGCGATTATCGCTAACTCTTCTCTGAGTTGGTGGGGCGCATGGTTGCAGGGTCTTGACGTTAAGGTAGTCGCTCCTGACCCTTGGTTCGGTCCTGCATACGCACACTACAACATGAAGGATATGATCCCTGAAAGATGGGTGAAGGTACACAATGACCCAACCCCAGTGACTCCAGAATGAAAGATCTAACTTATCTCCTGCCTTGTCGAATTGAGACGGACGATCGTCTCCGCAATGTAATTACATCAGTAACGTATCTACTTAAGAACTTTCCAGAGGCAAAAGTTCTAATCAAAGAAGTAGATACCACTTCTAATTTCAAGGAGTATGCTCTTCCTCAAATTAAAAAGTATGTTGGTGACACAAGTCAACTCAAACATATCTTTGAGGAGAGTGAAGAGAAGTTCTTTCATAAGACTAGAATTCTCAATGATCTCTGTGTAGCCGCAGATACTCCAATCGTGTATAATCATGATGTGGATGTTGTTGTACCTAAGAATAGTCATGAACTTGCATACCATTCCATCACTAAAGAAGGCTCTGATGCTGTTTATCCTTTTGGATGCGGAATCTATCAGTGGGCTGTTAACTATGGTGACCAACTGTTAGATAAGTTCCTTTCATCTCATGATGGAAGTGACTTTGACTTTGATGTTCTAAAGGATAACAAAGTTCGTATCCCATCCTCTATTGGTTGGGGTCAGATGATCACCAAATCATGTGAGGTATCTGCTGGTCTTTGGAATGAAGAGTTCATTTCTTGGGGAGCAGAAGATTGTGAGTTTTATTATCGCCTAAATCTATTTGGATTTAAAGTTGGTAGAGTCATTGATGACATCTATCACTTTGAACATGGTAGAACTTTCAATTCCCACTATCATAATCCTAAGTTCCAAGCTAATGATAGTCTTTGGAACTGGATTCGAAAACAAGACAAAGAAAGTCTTACAAAATACTATTCAACACTTGACTACATCAAACGACGGGGGAAAGAATTAAATGCTAGCCTTTAATAATATGGGTAATCTGGGACGACTGGGAAACCAGATGTTCCAGTATGCTGCGGTGAGAGGTATTGCCGCAATGCGTGGATACGAATTTGGTATTCCTCCTTTTGAAAGCAATCGTGTGGATAACTATAGTCTGCATAGAGCTTTTACTCTTCCCAATGTGACGAGGAGAAATCTTCACGTCCTAGATAATGGACACGCTCCTGTCGTTGTTGAAAAACATTTTCACTTCGATGAAGAACTTCATCGTATGTGTCCCAACGATGTGAGTTTGTTTGGATTCTTCCAGACAGAGAAGTACTTTGCTAACATCAAAAATGAGATTAGAGAAGACTTCACCTTCCACGATTCGATCCTCAACCCTGTCAAGGAACTTATGGGTTCTCTTGATCAAGCGCCTCTCTTTCTTCATGTTCGTAGGGGTGATCCTAACCTTGTCGATGCTAGGGGATTTAAGTGGTCGTATACGCAGTGTTCGTCACAACATCCACCACAGCCGTTGGCCTATTACGAGGAAGCTCTGAAGAACTTCCCTGAGGATCAACCCGTAATCATCTGTTCTGACTCTCCTGAGTGGGTTAAAGAACAGGAGATGTTTGAGGATGATAGGTTCATGGTCTCTGAACCTACGGACAAGTATAAGGATGGTTCGTATGAACCCTTTGTGGACCTCTGTATCATGAGTCTCTGCAGCGGTGCTGTCATTGCTAACTCTTCTCTGTCCTGGTGGGGTGCCTGGTTGCAGAACGGTCGTGGACCTGTTGTTGCACCTAAGATGTGGTTTGGTCCAGACTATGCAGATAAGGACACTAAAGATCTCTATTGTGAAGGATGGATCGTAATTTAATAGTTGTAGATAACTTTTTAGATGCCCCTGACTACATCAGGAACCTTGCTTTAACCGAATTTGAGTACACCAAATACGATAAGCATGTTCCTGGTGTACGAAGTAGTAATAGGGCATCTGGGGAGTATGAGACTGGAATTACAAAACGATTTGAGGAAATTTTTAACGCAAAGATAAAATGGAATTGGAATAATGATACGTTCCATTTCCAATCATGCGATGAAGACACGGAGACATGGGTTCATAGGGACATTGGATCTCAATGGGCCGCAGTCCTATATCTAACTCCAGATGCTCCGTTTAAAGCCGGAACTTCAATCTATCATAGAGTAGATATCAGAGACTATGCAGAAGATATCCGCATTGGTAATGTTTATAATAGATTAGTTGCATATAGAGGCGATATAATGTATCATAGAAGTACGATTCCTGGTTTTGGGAATAGTATAGAAACTAGCAGACTTACACAGGTATTCTTTTTTGACATCGAACCAAATGGATAAGAACAAATCAGCATATAAACTGAAGGGGTTTGGTCCTCTGTATATCATCAATCTGGATGATCAACCAGAGAGATGGGCTTGGATGGAGAATCAACTTAAGTATTGGGAAATCGAAGACTACACTCGTATCTCTGCTTATGATGGTAGACCTAATGTTGGTAGTGATTTAAGTGAAATTATCCAAGGACGATATCCAGAACAGGTTTCCTCTGGAGAGATTGGGTGTCTAACCTCTCACTTGAAGGCTATTAAACACTTCTATGAGGAAACTGATGCACCATATGCAATCATGATGGAAGATGATTGTGACATCAGCATCGCTAGGTTCTGGACTTTTACCTGGCGTCAGTTTATGTCTAGAGTCCCATATGATTGGGACGTGGTTCAAGTCGCCATCATTTGTCCTGGAGAACTGCATGTAAATATTCATCGCAGATTCATCAATGATTTCTCCACGGCATGTTATGTGATCACTCGTCACCATGCCAAGAAGTTGATTGACTTGCATTGCCGAGGAGAAAAGTATAAGTTGGACAATGGTGTTAAGCCACGTCCTGTTGCAGATGATCTCATCTACAACTCTGGTGCCTCTTATGCCTGTCCTATCTTCCTGTATAAGATCGAACTGGGATCGAGTATTCACCCAGAACATATCGAGATCTTCCACAGAGGTAGCCACAATGGTTTGAGAGAACTTTGGGAGACCCGAGGTTCGGATATCACTATCGATATGATTTCTGATTTCGATCCATATTTGGGTCGTGTCGCGGGAAGAGACCAAGTTCAACAACAAGAACTGCAATCTCCAGCGATGGCTTGACAATCCTAAAGAAATAAGGTAGTATAAATAAATGGACGTAACCCAGTGTTACGTTTTACAACAAACGAAAGCCTCAACTACTCGCAGACGTTTTGTTGACCTGACCACGGTTATGTGGTATTCTATTAATAGCGATCGGAAAGTCGAACCCGATCCATCATCTGCGGGTAACCATTCCGCAAGTAAATTACGAGGAATTCAAATGTTTAAATCTGTTCTCGCAGCCGCTGCTGCTGCCCCCCTGTTCGCTGGCGCTGCTTTTGCAGGTCCCTACGTTAACGTAGAAGCCAACAGTGGTTTCACTGGTTCTAACTACTCTGGCACCAACATCGACACCCACGTCGGCTACGAAGGTGCTCTGGGTGAGTCCGCTGCTTGGTACGTCCAAGGTGGTGCTACGATCGTTGCTCCTGACGGTGGTGCTTCTGACACCGTTCCTTCGGGTAAGGCAGGTCTGTCTGCTGGTCTGACCGATCAACTGTCTGCTTACGGCGAAGTCTCCTTCGTTGGTAGTGGCGTTGCTGGTGTTGACCGTTCTTACGGCACCAAGGCTGGTCTGAAGTTCACTTTCTGATTGTTAACTAATACTTAACGACAAAATCCGAGATCTCTACTAAACTGTAGAGGTCTCTTTTTTTGAGACAAGTAAACCCAATTCAAAGGAAATTTCCCATGAAAGCAATCGCTCTTGCTGCTCTGGCACTGCCCATGATCGCAGCACCTGCCCTTGCAGGACCCTATGTGTCCACGAAGTCTGAATTCAAATTCACCGACGACAACTACAAAGAAGCAGTCAACCAGGCTCGTCTTGGTTATGACTGGAAAGTTGGTATCGCTAAGCCCTATGTTGAGCTTGGTGGTGGTGCCAAGACCCCTGATGGTGGCGACTCCAAAGGTTTCGTTGCTGCTGAGATCGGATCCGCTATCAAGTTGACCGAAAAGCTTTCTGCTAAGGCAAAGGTTGAAGCAATCAGCCTGAGCACCAAGACTGATTGGAAGGCAGAGATCACCACTAAGTATCGCTTCTGATGAACTTTCGTAAGAATCTACTCTGCTGTGCAAGCAGTCCTATTTGTCATTTGTTGTTGATAACTGTTGGATCTTTATGTGCAATACAATTAATCCATACACATGCTCACTATAAAATGAATGTAGACGTAGATTCTTACGTTACGGAATTTTGCAAGAAGAATACGGAGAAGTGTGAACGGATTATTAGTGAATATAATTAGTAATAGAGAACACTTCTGTGATTAGTGATGCAATTTATATACGTTCGTGATGGTGCCCTCTCGCATGTTGAATGTGAGAGGGTTATTAAATGGTTTGAAATGCACCCAGACAAACACAGTCCTGGGGTTGCTTGGGGTGGCGAAGTAGATCAATCACATAAACAATCTACTGACTGGACTAAGGACTTCAGGGAACAAGATCCAGTAGATCAATTGCTTGAAGAAATTCTTATATATCATACAAAAGAATATCATGAAGAAGTAAAGGGGATCAATTATGTCTCTAGTTCTTGGAACTTGGATCCCTATTACAACATTCAGAAGTATTTCCCAGGAGGCGGATTTAAAAATTGGCATCATGAACATGGAAACTTTAATGAGTTTCCTCATTCTGATGCATGTAGGAGGATACTTGCTTGGATGATTTACTTAAATGATGTTCCAGATGGCGGCACTCAATTTCTAGACCAAGAAACTACACTAAAAGCAGTCGAAGGTAGGGTAGTTATTTGGCCTGCGTATTGGACGCATACTCATAGAAGTCAGGTTTCCCACACACAAACGAAGTATATCGCAACAGGATGGTATAACTTTGATGTTCCTGAGGTATAACTAGTAATGAATACTCATTTAGAACAATGCCTAGAGGACCTGTGGACAAGAACATATTGATTGCCCATATCTATAACTTGAAACACCAGCTGGACCACGAGGAAATTCCTAATGGGGAAAAGTGGAAAGCCCACCAGTACTTATCTAAAGTATTAGATAAACTGATGGAATTTGGTTACTAATATAACAAAAATACCGTTGACAAAAACTGTTACAATACTATATAATTATAGTTGTAAATCTTAACAAAATAATGACTGTTACTACAAACGAACGCGGACAACAAAATATGTTCGCTATCGAACCTGCAATGTATATGACTGATGAAGACCGTGCTAAGTATGGTATGGAGTCTCATGCAGAACGTGCAGAGAAACTCAATGGTCGTACTGCAATGCTTGGATTTGTAGCAGCGGTCATTTCTTATGCCACTACTGGTAGTCTGTTCTTTTTCGGTGCCTTTGGTATTTGACAATGACACAGATTTGCTTTACAATCACTAGTATCGCCTTCTTTGTTTTGTTGGCGTACTCTGTAGAAAAACTATCTGAAACTTATTAATGACTTCCTACAACATTACTCTTAAGAGTGCAGAAGGTGAAACCACTATCACTTGTGAAGATGATCAGTACATCTTGGATGCTGCTGAAGATCAGGGTGTGGATATGAACTACTCCTGCCGTGCAGGTGCTTGTTCTTCCTGTGCTGGTAAGATTGTAAGTGGTACTGTTGACCAAGGTGACCAGTCCTTCCTTGATGATGATCAAATTGAAGCTGGATTTGTTCTGACTTGTGTTGCATATCCAACCAGTGATGTTACCCTATTGACTGATCAAGAAGATCAACTCTATTGATATTATGTCTAAGGAAAATGCTCTCTGGGAAGATATGAGGAGACTCAATTCTTTGTATGAAGAACTTTGCTGGGCGCACGATGATGAACTAGTCTTCACCCACGACGGTGAAGAGATTATTATTTACAACAAAACAAAACAGGAGAAAACAAATGAACGAACGCGCAGAACGTATTAATGGTTGGGCAGCAATGATCGGAGTGATCGCTGCAATGGGATCCTATGCCACCACAGGTCAAATCATTCCTGGTATTTGGTGATGTTATTGTTTGCAATGATACTACTGGGAACGTATCTATTGATTGTCGCCTCTGGTAGTTCCAATGCAGACGATGATGACGACATGGATGGGGGAATGATGATCCCTGCTTACAACCCTATCTAAATATTTCAAGGAAGTCAGAAGAGATTCTGACTTTTTTTGTACCTGATTTTATGAAAGTAGCTGTAGTCGGAAGTGGAACAGGCGGATTAGTTTCCGCGATGGTCATGTGTTCAAGGTCTCCTGTAGATTTGGAGGTTGATTTAATACATGATCCAAATTCTCCCATCATTGGTGTGGGGGAGAGTCTTTCGCATGACTTTGTTCAGTTACTTAGGGGATCACTTCAGTTTCAATTTCCTTTTGACATGAAGGAAATAAATGCCACAACCAAACATGGTGTTGCTCTTGTGGATTGGTGTGAGACTCAGAACTTTCCTGAGAGCCTCAATGGATATCTATCTCTTTCCTGTCAAGGAGTACACGCTGACACATATTCATGGAGACCATTTGTACTTCCCAGACTCAAACATTATTGGGGACACAAGTTCAAGGAAGTCCATGGTGTAGTTAAAGATATCTGGCAAGACTCTGCTGGTGCTTATGTGTCCCTTGGTGATGAAGTTCTCAAATACAATTACGTCATAGATTGTAGAGGCATACCAAAGGAATTTGATGACACATATGAAGATCCAGAATCGATTGCAATTAATTCTGTGATCATAAACGTCTGTGATAAACCAGGCGATTGGGAATGGACCTATCACATCGCTCATCCAAATGGATGGATGTTTGGCATCCCAGTTAGTAATAGGAGTAGTTGGGGATACCTGTACAATAATAAGGTCACTACTGAAGAAGAAGCAATAAAGGACTCGCATAGATTTTTACGAGAACATAGAATTCCTAGAGCTCATATTGATTATGATAAGTTGAGGGACAACGTAAAATCTTTTTCTTGGCCTCACTATCACTCTAAGAAATTTGTTGATGGAAAAATTTTAAGGAATGGAAATGCCCTTTATACATACGAACCTCTTCATGGATATGGAGTTCCTTTATATACAACTCTCGCTACTATGGCGATAGATTATTTTAACTATGATCTGGAAGAAGATGAATTGAATGATCAGTATCGAAGATATTTACATTCATTCCGAGACTTTATTGCTTTTCATTATCACAGAGGAAGTATTCACAAGACTCCTTTCTGGGACTGGGCTTCTGAAGTATCCATGAACCAAGTCCAAGGATCTGAGTTCATGAAGATCTGTATGTCCAAAGACTTTACTTTGGAGGGAGCGGTGCAGATGGATGATACCTGGACCACATCTCCTATCGCTCATCCAATGTTTATCTGGGAACTTGATGCCGTGTTTGACTTTGGATACTTCGAACACATGCCTGGACTTGCACATAAGTGTACTCAATGTATCCTATAAGGAAACTAAATCACCAAAACCCATGGCTTGACACGAAAGTGGGTTCGGGTTATACTAAATAAGTCAACGGGTTAAGGAATGTAAACATTTCTAATCGTTTGTAACACCCCAAACCGAGACCTATAGGGTGTATAAAGCACGTCTCTCATATCCTCGCCTGAGGGTGGCGAGGAAATAGTACCTCCACCATTTCCCTGATGGACTTACTAACTGTTCATAACAATGACTGCAACTCTTTCACAAAAACGTTCTATTAATGCCTGGGAACAATTCTGTAACTGGGTAACCTCCACTGACAACCGCCTTTATGTTGGTTGGTTCGGTGTCCTGATGATTCCTACGTTGCTCGCTGCAGCAACCTGCTTCATCGTTGCCTTCGTCGGTGCTCCCCCTGTGGACATTGACGGCATCCGTGAACCAGTCGCTGGTTCTCTGATGTATGGAAACAACATCATCTCTGGTGCTGTTATCCCTTCCTCCAATGCAATTGGTCTTCACTTCTATCCCATCTGGGAAGCAGCTTCTCTCGATGAGTGGCTCTACAATGGTGGACCTTTCCAACTCGTAGTCTTCCACTTCCTCATCGGCATCTATGCATATATGGGCCGTGAGTGGGAACTTTCTTACCGTCTAGGTATGCGTCCTTGGATCTGCGTTGCATACTCTGCACCTGTTGCTGCTGCATCTGCTGTCTTCCTGGTCTATCCTTTCGGTCAAGGTTCTTTCTCTGATGCAATGCCCCTGGGCATTAGTGGTACTTTCAACTACATGCTTGTCTTCCAAGCAGAGCACAACATCCTGATGCACCCCTTCCACATGTTGGGTGTCGCTGGTGTGTTCGGTGGTTCTCTGTTCAGTGCAATGCACGGTTCTCTGGTTACTTCCTCGCTGGTTCGTGAAACCACCGAGTCTGAGTCCCAGAACTATGGTTACAAGTTCGGTCAAGAAGAAGAGACCTATAACATTGTTGCTGCTCACGGATACTTTGGTCGTCTGATCTTCCAATACGCATCCTTCAACAACTCTCGTTCTCTGCACTTCTTCCTCGCAGCATGGCCTGTTGTTGGCATCTGGTTCACTGCTCTTGGTGTTAGCACCATGGCCTTCAACCTGAACGGCTTCAACTTCAACCAGTCGATCCTGGATTCCCAGGGTCGTGTGCTGAACACCTGGGCTGACGTGCTCAACCGCGCCAACCTCGGTATGGAAGTGATGCACGAGCGCAACGCTCACAACTTCCCTCTTGACCTCGCAGCTGCAGAGTCTACTCCTGTTGCACTCACCGCACCTGCTGTTGGTTGATTTAAAACTGAATAACTGTTATAATGGGAGGGTCGAGAGACCCTCTTTTTTTATGCACGGAAAACTAGATCCAGAAGAACATGTTATGGAAGACAATGAAACAGTAAGAGATCCTGCTAAAGAATGGCCTAATCCCTGGTTGGGACAACTAGGTTCCGCTATCTCTGATCTTGAATGGGAACCTGGAGATGATATCCACGTAGAGATTGGTGGTATGTCTGTCTATGGTATTGACGGTGCTGGAACTAAATGGGCACCACTAAAGGGAACAGTTAAATATAACAAGGATGCTTTTATTGTAATTAAGAACCGTAGTCGAAGTCCTTTTGTTCCATCACAACCTCCAGAGAGTGTATAGTTTCTGGATCCACCTAGTAGCATTCTTCCAAGTTGTTGTGATGAATTGTATTCAACCTGTCAACTGGAAGTATTGCTACCGTGTTGACCAGTGGTTGATCCCAGATCTTGTAGAAGGTTACGAGATCTGGTCAGGCAAATCGCATCCATATCAAACAGAAAAAGATTATTTGCAATCCACAACAGAAGAGAATAGTGTTGAATAGGTATTCATACATAGTTGTAGTTGCAAATACCTAATGAAATTCTTTTTTGCACTTCTAGCTACAATGTTTTTTGCCCTTCCTGCATGGGCAGTAGATGTTCAAATGGGTAATAATGGACAACTTGTTTTCGAACCTTCGGATGTTAGTATCAGTGCTGGTGATAGCATTCATTTTATCAACAATGTTTTACCTCCTCATAACGTTGTTGTCGATGGTCATCC